GCCGAAGTCCAGAGGCCTTGGTAGCCGCCGGCTATGTCCAAACATCAAAAGGATGGATACATGGAATCGCCTACAAAAACAGACGAAACGCAGCGAGTAAGTGAGTACGTGATCGATCGCAAGAACGCAGAGATCGACTTCCTCCAGCGGCGCATAGAGTTTATCCGCCTGGAACAGGATGCCCTTAATCGCAAGATCGCCATGGCGGAGATCGTGCTTGCCGTGCTGATGTTCTCGGCGGGGTTTTACCTCGGCTGGCGGTACGGACTGCCATGAGCCGCAAAGCCGTACTCGAGCGCACGCTCGGTAAGAAAGGGGCCAGGAAATTTATTGCCAAGGCACCCAAGAAATCGCCCCTGGAAGACGTCAAACTGGAGATCTCCTCCGAGGTCATCGAGCAGGTGGTCCTGCATGAGTTGTTCAATCTGCATGGATCACTGACCAAGGACCTCGAGGATCGCGAAGCGGACGTAGGGTTCCCTGTCTTCGAGCGTGACCGCGAGATGGACATCGCCATGCTGAAAGGGCATTTGTTCGCCATTGAAACAGTCCTGCGTTATTACACGACCCCGGACCAGTTCGCTAAACTCCTCCCTCATGAAGGTCGTCTGTGAAAAAGTCGACCCTTCAGACTCGGAGGTCAAGGCTACTCTCGTCGAGCTGCAACGGGCTTGTTTGCCGCACGACGCCTTGTACTTCCCAGAAGGAGGGGTGTGGTGGCTCGCGCTACAGCGGTCAAAGCCCGTGGCGTTCGCCTGCCTTAGCCCCTCTCAGCAGACCCCCGATGGGGTCTACCTCGGCCGTTGCGGGGTCGTCCCCGCCGCTCGGGGCAAGGGGATACAGCGGCGACTCATACGCGTACGCGTCGCATGGGCCAAGCGCCAGGGGTACAAGTGGGCCGTCTCGGACACCACGGATAACGTACCAAGCGCCAATAGCCTCATCGCCTGTGGCTTCAGGCTTTACGAGCCTGCCGTCCCTTACTCCTACGCACGAGCCCTTTACTGGAAAAAGAAGCTCTAGGTGCCTTACAAGGACCCCAAAGTCCGCAAAAGCAAACAGCGAGAGTACTCGAGGCGCTGGTATCTCTCGAACAAAGAAGCTACGCACGAGAGCGTCGCCAAGCGCAAGCGCAGGGTGCGAAAAGACTGGTTTGAGTACAAAGCTAAACAATCCTGCGCGCACTGCGGCTTCTCCCATCCCGCCGCGATCGATTTTCACCACGTCATCAAGACCGGCAAACAGTCCGTCAACGTACTGGCCGTTAAACGAAACAACGTCCCCGCCGCCATCCGCGAAGCCGAGGAGAAATGCATACCTTTATGCAGTAACTGCCACAGGGTATTGCACTGGGAAGAACATGAGCGTATAAAGGCCTCGAGAAAGTAGAAAGTCAGACAGGAGAACCCTATGATCAGTGTTGTGTTGTCGTTGCTGGCCCTGGCTTTGTTTTGCCTCTGGGCTTCCGTTAAACGTAAAAAGCGCCGCTTCGACACGGAGTGGCGTCGTGTCCCCCCGCCAAACTGGCGTAGTTCCCGAGGTGGTCGGGATTATTTTTGAGAAAGTAGATCTACCCATACAGGAGAGTAATCGTGAAGAAGTTTAAGAAGATGAAGACCAACAAGGCTTTTGAGTATTTCCTCGATAACCCAGGCGCTGCTGTCAAAAGCGTCGCCAACCGTTTCAAAATCTCCCTGCCGCACGCCTACCGTTTGCGCGATCAGGCGGCTACGCCTGCCGAGATGAAACCCTTTGAGCGTGATCGGGTCACAGAGAACGTAAAGGACGTAGGACTCGACAAGCTCCTCGGCTCACGGGCCAAGGTGTACGGCAAGTTCGCCGATAACGCCCGCCTCGCGCAGGCCCTCAAGCGCACGATGGCCGATCACGCCCATGAGATGTCGCGGGATTTCACCGACGATCAGTGGGAAGCGCTCGAGATGATCGCAACGAAGATCTCCCGCATCGTCAACGGCGATCCCGATAGCGTCGATCAGTGGGACGATATCGCCGGCTACGCCAAGCTGATCGCCGATCGTCTTCGGGGGGTGCCGCGATGAGCGGCCCTTCCCGCGCGATTGACGATGGCGCATGCCGCGCACTGTGGTCGGCAGTGCTGATACAAGCGATCCGGGATCTTGACGGGAAGTATCAGAACGAACGCTTCCAAGCCAGGCAGTACGTCTTTTTCGAGGCGGACCGAGGACCAGGGTCCTTCGGCTGGGTTTGCCACATGCTGGATCTCGATCCCGAGGCAGTGCGCACGATCGTCATGAGCAAGCACGGCCGATCACGGATCAAGGACAAGAACCGTAACCGTGGCCGCTCGATGCTCAAGGCGATGGAGCGGGAGGAGAACTATGCTTAGGCCCGCGATCAACTCCACCGACGATCCACCCGTCCCCATCGAAGACCTCCTACTGCGCGAGTACGTCTACGCCCTGCGACGACGCATCGAAGTCGCCCAGGATCTGATGGATTCGCTCACGGAGGACGTGCGACGATTGAGGAAGGATCGGGACGATCTGACCGCACAACTCGATCGGGTGCTGATCGACTTGCACTGGTACGAAGCCAAGCGCAAGATGCCTCCATGAGTACGTTCGTGTTCGAGGAAGATGGCGAAGAGGGATGCCCCCTCGTGCAGATGATCGTCGTAACGATCAACGGCACCCGCTACGCCTTGGTAGGGCCCGTGGTCCACGTGCCAGGGCTCGTGCAAAGCACGATCGACGTCTCGGACATCGAATTCGGCGAAATCATGCCCGCCCACGCTGCGGCCAAGATGCTGGAAGGGGACTTCCGGGGCATCATGGGAGCCGGAGTGCAATAAATACGCCCGACGCCTCTGCCCTAAAAAGGGTACGCGTCGGCTTTCTTATCTGCCGGGGCCGTCTGCGCGCTCAAGTTCCGTTAAGTTGTCAATTCGGATATTTGTCCGATCGCCGTCGTCGAACTGAAGACGGCCCTCCGGCCAATGGCCCATGGTGATAGCCCATACGATCTTGGCCGCAAGGTACGACTTACCGTCTACTCGAACCCGCAGCTCCGGCGGATTGCCCGTGACCGTACCGGCGAATTCGCCCTCGAGGCGGCCTTTCTTCCAAATTAAGCCGCCGTCTCCAACGTCGTGGTACGTGAAAAGACTCTGAAGATACGGGATACTGGGTCTGTCCATCGGTCGTTCCTCATCAACGATTGTGGGAAGTGGGGCCTGGGCGTTAGCGCGCCCAGGCCTTGCGATTGTAGGGGGAGAGAGGCAGAAAGGGCAAGGGGACAAGGGGCGAGGACCAAGGATCAAGGACTTAGGGAATCTGGGCGTTTAGTACAAGATTTTATGGAATCTCTTCCCTTCAAGGTAAGAATAAAATCGTATATTGGTGTAATAGGTGTAATAAGTCTTTTGTGACAATGACTTAGATACGATTACGGATGTTTTAACAGGTGTAATGGTGAAATTTGATATAAAATGCGCGCGCGACTCAAATTCCTGTTTCTAAGTAACAAAATAGTGGGAAAGAGTCTTAGTAAAACGCCCAAAATCCCCCTGGCATTGACAGTTGACCGGTTGTAGACTGTCGTCATGTTGCAAATCGATTCAACCGTGCCAATGCCAGAGAGCAGGCCCAGATCCCGTTATCCGTTCGCGGAGATGACCGTAGGGGACAGCTTCCTCGTAACCGACCCCGGAGCCGCCAAGAACGTCCGCAGCGCCGCCTGGATGTTCTCCAAGCGTCACAGCGTGCGGTTCTCCTGTCGGAAAGTCGAGGGCGGCTGGCGCGTCTGGAGGACGGCTTGAGCAACAAAACGGACGAGTTCATGGCACGTATTGGCCGGGGCATCCCCCAGACCACGCTGGACAAAATCAACCAGCCTGTCCCGGCGACGACTAAGACGGGATCGAAGGCCAAGAAGCGGGATCAGGTTCTGACGACGCAGGAGTGGAAATTCGTCAACGAGTTTGTCGCAGGGGACGGACACGTCACGGCCAAGGAGGCCGTCCTACGCGCTGGCTATCCCGAGAAGCGGGCCAAGTACTACGCCGAGTCGCTAACCAATCCGGACATCAACCCGCATATCGTCGCGGAGATCCAGAAACTGCGGGCCGACCTGGCTGAGAAGTACGGTACGACCTACGAGCGGCACATGCGCGACTTACAGCTCATTCGCGACCAAGCTTTGGCCGCAGGGGCCTACGGGGCGGCGGTGCAGGCTGAGTACAGACGCGGACAAGCCCTCGGGACGATCTACATCGACCGAAAGGAAATCCGCCACGGCACGATCGACTCCATGAGCAAGGAGGAGGTCATGCGCAAGCTCGAGGAAATCAAAAAGCTGTACGGAGCCGGCGGTGGCCCAATCATCGACGTCACGCCGAGGCAGGTCGAGGAAAGCTTGACCGAGGAAGAACCCGCCGAGCAGATCGAAGAAGGACAGATCGAGGAGGCCGACGATGCCGATGAAACCGGAAACGAGGCTGTACCAGAGGCTGAAAGAAAACCTCCAAAACTGCCTTATTACCCGGATTGAGTCGCGGGTAAACCAAGGCTTCCCCGACTGCCTTATCGCATTCCAGCGGACTGGGGAGTTTGTCCCGGTCGAGCTGAAGGTCGTCACGCGGGGGCGACAAGTGCGCCTGTCTCCCCATCAGGTAGCTTTCCATGTCCGCCATGCCGAGATTGGTTGTCCGACCTATGTGCTGGTGCTGGCCGTGCCGTTTGGTAAAACGGCCTCGAAGGACGGTCGGCTCCTGCTGTACCGAGGGGACCAGGTACTCGAGCTCGCGCAGTCAGGCATCGACACGACTCCGCTGGCGTCATGGTCCTACGGCATGGTTCCGTGGAACCTTGTTGAATTTGAACTAATGAACAGTTGACAAGCCGGGGCCATTTGAACTAGCGTCTCGGCGTTGGGCTATTCCAACGTAGAAAGCAGAAAGGAGACAACAATGCAAACGACGCACACCCCCGGCCCTTGGGAACTGCGGCAGTCTGGCCGCGACTATTGGTTTATTGACCATGAACAGGGCGGTGAGAGTTACACCCTTACAAAACTGGAAAATTGGACAAATGAGGCAGACGCCCGACTGATCGCCGCCGCGCCTGATCTACTGGCTGCGCTGCAAAAAATTGACGCTAATGCTGCGGAATCGGTCGAGTGGATTCGCCGCGTAGCGCGGGAGGCCATCAGTAAGGCCACGGGGGGTGCGGCATGAGCAGCATCGACGAACAGTTAGATTTGATCCCAGCCCCGAAAACCCAGCGCAGAGGCAAGGCCCAAACAAGGCACGCCGAGCTGGTGCGCGCGATCGAGCTCGCCCTGCGCGCGCTCGACTCTGCTCCTCGGTTTACCGTTTACGGGGCCCCGGCAGAATTCAGAGATAGCTATCAGGTTTGCAGCGAGCTTGAGCGGGTGCTGCGTGAGTGGGAAAGGGATGACTAGGCGACGCTGGCGGGATTCGACGCTACTCCCGCCAACCCTACCGCCAAAACCCCCGGACACAGAAAAGCAGTTTTTCAAAACAGTTTTGCGTCTATTGTTTTTTGTCGTGATTCACAAGGTGTTCGGAAATCGTTGACAGTTGTAAATACCGCGCTAGACTCTGGATTGTTCGATAACGTCTAGCACAACCTGAAAGGAGAAAGTTATGGCCGAGTTAATGCAAGCCTCCCGCCAATGGGCAAGTCGCCCTCCCGAGGAGCGATTCGTCTCTTTGCTCGAGATGGAATCGAAGCTCAAGGAATTACGCCTCAATTCGCGCGCGTCGGTTTTCAGTTCCCGCGATCTGTCGGCGGTTCCTACCGACGACAACCAGGGGATTTTGATCGAGGGGCCGAACGGCAACCATGCGACCCCGACTAATTGGTCGTTTAGTCAATTGTCGAATTTGTCAGGCGCGCCGGCCGCGTACCTGCGGACGTTACCTGCTCCGCTCGTTGCGGATTGCCTGAATTACGGACTCAAAGTCGAGCGGGACGCGACGGATACGGGCGTTTTGCTCACTCGTCGGTCTGGCGATGTTGTGGAGCTTCGCGCGGCGACTGGGCCTCGATACGGACGCATTTGGAACGTGGACGTTGTGCGCGCCCTGATCGAGCGATTCGGCGATGGCGTTTCGGGTAGTTTCCGCGTGCCGGGGGAGTTTGGTCAGGCACTCTCGAGCGTTACCTCCGAGAACACTACGCTATTCGCTGGCGATCGTGACATGTTCGTTTTCCTTGCCGATGAGCAAAACAGAATCACCGTACCGGATCGACGGGACGGCAAGTCTGGCGAGCTCGCGCGCGGGTTCTTCGTGACCAATTCGGAGACGGGCGCGGGTGCGCTGAAAATTAAAACCTTCCTATTCGATTACGTCTGCAAAAACCGAATCGTCTGGGGCGCGCAGGAACTCGAGGAAATTTCAATCCGCCATACGGCGAGCGCACCGGATCGATTCCTCGAGGAAGCCGCGCCAGCCCTGCTCGCGTTCTCGAAGTCGAGCGCGGCGAATGTCTCGAACGTGATCGCGTCCGCGCAGTCCACGAAGCTGGACAAAGTAAATGCGTTCCTCTCGGGTCGGTTCGGGCCTCGTATCGCCGAGCGCATCGCGGTAGTCCATCAGGGCGAGGAAGGGCGACCAATCGAGACGGTCTGGGATGCCGTCACGGGCGCGACGGCATACGCTCGCTCGATTCCGTGGACGGCCGAGCGCGTCCAATTCGAGGCCCTCGCGGGCGAGCTCCTCGAGGAAGCCGCCTAGACCATCGCCCTGGCATATATGCCGATTAGCGGGCGGGCCTTGTGCCCGCCCTCTTTTTTTGAGAGTATCGGGGCGGGGCATATTCCCCATTAGAAAGCGAGAAAGGAACCATGAGCGAAAATACCTTTTTTTCTAGGCTTATTTCGTCCGAGGATGGCCGCATCCGTGCGGCCGTTTTCGTCGCGGAACAGTTGAAGCGACACGCGGACGATTACGACGGAAACCTCGGCGAATTTACCCGCTGGGCCCAGTTCCTCGAGCGCGTGCTCCTAGGTGTCGAGGGGGTCGATGACATGCGCGCCGAGTTCGTTCGGCGTGTCGTGATCGAAGCGGATGGGCGGCAGGTCTCCACTCCCTCGGCGATCTATCGTCTCTGGGGCGAGCGTGGTTCGGCTATTCGCCAGTCTCTCTCCCGTCGCATCTTCGAGAATGACTATTCCGGCACGGAGGGATGCGACCAGCTCTACATTCGCGACATTCTCGAGGCCGAGGGCTACGTCTCAACGTGTCCTGATTGCGGCGAGCTGTTCCTCGATGAGTCGGGGAACCGCACATATTCGGACGATTTCGTCTGTGAGTCGTGCACCGAGTCGAGCTACCGCTGGAGCGATCATCACGAGTGCTATATCCACCGGGACGCGTGCGTCCGTGCGCTCGATGCAAACGGGGATCGGATTTGGATTCACGAGGAAGCCGACGGGTTTTCATGGGATGACGAGCGGGAGTGTCTTGTCCACGAGGACTACGACAGGGGCCCGCCTCCGCTGATCGGCGACTATCACGCCTCGAAAGAGCACATCGCGCTGAAGCGCGACGAATGGACAGCCGCCTATAATCGTTTCCTCGGGGTCGAGCTCGAGGTTGAGTGCGGGTCACGGGATCGGGAGGTTGTCGCGGAAGCTCTGCACCAGCGCGTAAATGGCGGGGAGTTCGGGCGCGCGATGTTCTTCGAGCGCGACGGATCGCTCACGCATGGCTTCGAGATGATCACCCAGCCGATGAGCGTTCCAGCCCTGCGCGATCTGTTCGCCTTCCTGCGTGAGTCGGGAGATACCTTGCGCGGCGTGACGAGCCATCGCACCCAGACCTGCGGCCTACATGTGCACGTTAGTCGAACGGGCCTCGATAACCTCACCATCGCTCGCGCGGTAACGTTCGTGAACGATCCGTCTAATGATGCGTTCGTGCAAGCCTTGGCAAGGCGGTATAACACGGGCTATTGCCGGGTCGTGGAGAAAGAGCTCGACACAGCGCATCTGCCCGGCGAGCGGTATGAGGCCGTAAACCTCACCGGCCGAAATACGATTGAGTTTCGGATTTTCCGGGGCTCGCTGAAGTATGAGGCGGTGATCGCTGCGGTCGAGTTCTGTCACGCGATCCTCGAGTATTGCGCGCGTCCGAGCACGTCCTCGAGCAAGCTTAACGCGCGCGCCTTCCTCGAGTTCTGCCGCGACCATCTCGCCGACGAGACGGCGATCCTGCGGGCCTACGTCGAGCAGCGTACCGCTGGCCTTTTCCGATTGTCGGAAGCGGCCTAGTCCCTTTTCAATTTTAGGAGTAGTTCACCATGTGTTTATTAGTTCACCAGCCGCAGGGCGTTAAGTTCTCGGACGATTTTCTCCGAGACGTTTACTCGAGCAACCGCGACGGGCTCGGCGTGATGTTCGCGGAAGCTGGGGAGGTGTACGTCAAAAAGACACTCCCGGCCGACGCGCAAGCGTTCGTAGACTTCTACCGCGCCCATGCCGACGGCCGCGAGTGCATCTGGCACGCGCGGATGCAGACCCACGGCGCGATCGATCTCGACAATTGTCACCCTTACGAGGTCACGCCTCGAGTGTTCCTCGCGCACAATGGCATCCTCGCCACGGGCAATGAATGGGATGAGCGCCGCTCGGATACTTGGCATTTCATCCGTAACGTCGTGCGTCCTGCGGTGCTGGGCGATGAGTCCCTCGTGCTTGACCCAACGTGGCAGGCGTTCCTCGGCGATCTGATCGGAAGCTCAAATAAGTTCGGCATCATGACGGCCTCGGGGGAGGCGGTGATCATCAATCGCTCGAGCGGCGTCGAGTTCGCGGGCGCGTGGTTGTCGAACACTTACGCTTGGAGCGCGCATCGTTGGGGCGTCGGATCGAAGCTCGGCCGCTATACCTCGAGCTCGATTTGGGATTACCGCTGGGATGAGGTGCCCTACGTCTCGAGCTCGAGCGCGAGCGCGAGCTCCTCGAGCACGGGCGATTCGCTGGTACGGATTACTCGAGCCGCGCGCAATTGCTACGTTCGGGGCACGCTCGCCCAGTGGGTCGCGGACGCTCCGCACAAGGCCTCGACGCTCGCTAACGCTATCGCCGAGGATGAGACGGGCGAGA